GCTAACTTCTTAAGGTTCTCACGAGGTACCTTCATATAATCAGCTACATACTGTTCTAAGATAGGAGCTTGTTCGGCAATCGATCGGAATTCATCGCCTTGAAGTACGCCAGAAGTTAATGCTTGCGTTAATTGCGTCATAGCATTTTTAGCTGCTTCGCCTTGTACACCGTTAACGACGAATGCTTTACTTATGATCTCGTTAAATTTAAGTGCCTCTTGTGGGTCTGGGAAGATATTCTTAGCGGCTGTCGACAAGTGAAGGACAGATTCCATCATATCTTCATAACCCATACGAGCACGTTGAGCAGATTCATAAATCTCATCGTTTAATTCTGCTGCTCTAGCTTGTGAACCAGCTATGTTATTTAAACGTGCACCAAAACTAGCAAATTGTTCTGAAGTATCGATCATCTTATGGAAAGAATCCGTGATCATATTTACGGCCCCGACTGCTACGTTAGCAAGTATGGAACCAGCAAATACTTCACGGAAACCTATCATACTACCTTTAGCAGCTTCAGCTGATTCACCAGATCTATTAATACTGTTAGATAATTTATTAAAATCTTCGGCCGCCTTATTCGTAGACTTAGCTATCTCATCGAGGGCTGGAGAAACTTTATTATTTAAAGTTATGGTATTTTGTAATTGTGCCATTATTTATTCTTAGCTTTCTCTTCGGCTTTTTGCTCGGCTTCTACTCGAGCTAAAATCGAAGCAAAAATAAAGTTTCGTTCTTGAAGACTCATTTCGTCAAATTCACCCGGTCTAATATGTAATTTTTGTAGAGCATAGTGGTAAATAGCAAATTCTGGATTGCCATCATCTTCTCCACTATGCTGGATTAGTTTTTTAACTCTTCGACCGTGTTAACTTTAGTAGTAAGACCACCGTATTTTTGAATCACTTCGAATAAGTAGTTATATTCGCCAGCAGTTAGCATTTCACCAGCTAAATCTTTAGCAGATTGTACGCCGTAGTCGTCTTGTAATTCGGCATTCATAAGATCTGGATATTTAACTGTTTTTTCGAGTAAAAGCTCTTTAAGTTTTTCTTGGTTAGTTTCTGTCGTAGGTACACCGTTAACGATAGATACTTTATTAGCTTGATTTTGAATATAATCGATTTCGCGGCCTGTTAATGGTTTAATAACCCATTTAATAGGTTCGCCATTTTCTTCAAAACGTTCAGAAATAACGACTTCAAATTCTTTAGGCTTTTTGACGCCGTCTTTAAAGAAACCACGAAGAGACATTTGATTGATATTAGACATAAGTGAATTCTCCTAAATGAATAAGAAATATGGGGAGCTTTACGCCCCCCTGTTAGTTACTAGCCTTCCATTTTATCGGAAAGTTTAAATTGTTCTGGATATTCGATACCGCCAGCAATAAATTCGATTTCTTTTTCAAGGTATTTACCTTCGACATCGAATGCTACAGTATTAACACCTTTAAATACACAATCTTTTAGGATAACGGTACGACGACCGATGTTACCTACGGAAGTCGGATCTTCGTTAGTCGCATAAATATCGAAGAAAGTTTGTTCGCCTTTAGTCGCATATTTAATAGCTAAATCATGGAAGATTGGATCGTTATCAAATTGAGATAATTTGCCAGTGATTTTAACTTTAGTTTGACCGGCTTGATCGATAAGAGTACCGAGCACGCCGAATTCTTGAGTTTCGATATCGATTTTATACTCAAGTTTTTTAGCGTTCATAACGCTATAACGTTTACCGTTGATAACGGTATAGCAAGTAGCTAAACGAGATTTAGCTAGCTCATTGCTTTTAACTGTTGCCATTTGTGCCATTATTTAGTGCTCCTTATTTAACGTAGCAAGTAGCGTACAATTTATCCATAGCAACTGTCGGGTTGATTTCGTAGTTAACGACTACAGAACCCTTTTCGTCGCCTTCTGTCGGGATTTGAACGTCTTTGGATTCAAATTCTTTGATCGCACGTACTTTAGCATAGTCTTCGAATAATTTAACGATATCGTTCCAGAGAGCAATACGACCATCTTTATCGTTAGGTGTTTTACCGAGGTAGTAATTGTTAAATAATCGAGCTACATCGTATGCGGAATTATCCAAAACGCGAATAACTTGGTTAAGAGCGAAGTCTTTAGTGCGTTCTTTAGAGAATTCAGTAAATGTATTAACGTCGGATAACAAACGAGTGTTACCTTTTACGTTGCCAGATGCAGAATCTGCTACGTTATGAAATACGATTTGGCCGCCTTTAATGAATTGTTCTAATTCGTATTGTTTATATTGAACGTTGAAGTTATATTCGCCGTCATAAATTTTATTAGTTAAAGATTTATTAATCGGGCAAGATGCTTCTGCACCAGTTAACCAGTAGACACCAGCACCAGGTTCAGCACCACTATCTGTTACTTTGTTAGCTAGGGAGATAACGCCTTCATAATTAGCACGAGTATTGTTATAAAGTGCTACTTGGAATTTTTGACCAGTCGTTTCACGTGTACGTTTAGCAAATGCGATAAACAAGTTTTGAATTGTAGTATCGGAGCCAGTATAACCCAATACATTGAAATAGAATGGTTCGATCAATTCGATATACTTCTGATAGTCAGATGCTTGTACAGCTGTACCATTAGTACCACCAGTAAGGTAAGTAGCTGCCTGTGCTGTGAATGCGGACATTTCGTTAAATGTTACATACGCATTGTTAACGAGTTCTTTCGGTATAGAAAGACCAGTTTGTTCGTCGACTTTTTTAACGACATCGTCTGTTCTAAGGTAAGTCGTTACGACGAATTTAGATGCATCGTTAATATCGGCAGAGATAGCGACAGAGATATCGTTGCCACGTACACCACCGCATTTAGCAGTTGCTACGGTAGATTGTGCTTTAACTGCGTCAGAGTTTAAGCGATATAAGTATAATGTTTTAGTATTAATAAAAAGATCGCGAAGACCTTTCATTTTTTCATGTGCATAATCGTAACCGAAGAAGCGAAGCGAATCCTTTTGGAATTCTTCTTGTTCGACGCGCACGATTTTGCCTGTTTCGCCCCAGTCTAAAGAAAGTGCCATAGTCGCGTAACCACGATCTACGATTTCGGCAAATGCTTTATTCTTGGAAACGAAGTTAATGTATGCGCCTGGCAATGTTTTATTTTGGAAAAGCCAGTAACCGCCACCTAATGCCATAGAGTAGTTCTCCTTTTATTTAAAATAATTAATCGTTGAAGATTTCGTCATTGAAAACTTCAATGACCGGTTTATTTAGTGTATCTTGTAGTAAAGCTTCAACTTCTTCGATGCTGTATTCACGATCTTCGATGACAGCGGCAATTAAGTCAGCGTATTGTTTAAAGCGATCAGAAGCAATAATAACTTCTGGAGTAAAAGTAGCAACACTCACTTCGTTAACGTCGTTCGTATCTACTACTTCGTCAGTTTTCTTTGTTCTTGACATTATCTGTTACCTCTTGATGTTGTTTTAAATTAAGCATAGGATCTTTATTTAACTCTTTTAAGATGTGATATTCATAAGAGACTTTAAAATGTAAGATGCCGTCTGTAACCCTGTGACTCATATCGATACCGTTAAGGAGTGATCCGTCAGAGAGGGTTATGTATTCTAAGTCGAAATACAAGCTTTCCGTGATCGGATTAATCTGTACCTTTTGCTCTTCGATGTAGTCGTCGTCTGAGATAAAGAACATAATATCGAAGTCATTTCTGCGTTCATAACGAATATCTAGTAAATGCTTCTGTTCTGTATTAAGTGTCTCTATTACGAAACAAGGGAATTGTGCATCTGATTTAATCTCGTCGATGTATATAGGATATTTAAAAGAGTTAAATAATGATTTAGCTATGCCGTCGATGATTTCGTTAATATAATTCATTATTTGCTCCACGTTGATAAGTACTCGTCGAGCGCGTTCTTCATAATCTTATCTGAAGCTCTTCTTGTAGCCGCTTCTGCCTTCTCTTGCATCCGTAGGCCTTTAACAAACGACTTAGTAAGACGTTTACCGAGGACCGGTATAAAACGTCCTGGTCGTTGTCTGTGGCCGTCGTTAACGTACGATGCATAGGAAGCCGTATTCTGTACCTTAACGGTCGTATCGTTAATACGTTCTGCTTCCCAGGATCGTCTCATGTGTTCCGATTCAGAACGGTATTTACCGTCCGGCGATATCGCTAGCGCTCCGACCGGAGTGTTCGCTATAGCTTCGGCTAAATAATGTTGTGCTAAGTTATCGGTGATCTCTTCGTTTAATGAAGATACGTTATTTTGAAGCTCGTTTGTCTTCTTTAATAATTCTTCGAATCCGGAGAGGTCGACTGTAACGTTAGCCATTATGTTTACTCTTAAGCGTTAATTGGATTTCTTGGTGAGTGTCGTATAACGCTACCTGTGAAGAAGCTGTATAAGCGAAATGTCGATTATTACGTATCACTTCGATATCGGTACCTGGCTTAATCTCGAGATCGGGCGAAATGAATAAGACTACGATCTGAGAAGATGACGGCAGCTTATTAACGATGTCGTTAGATTGAAGCGTTTTAAATGAAACTCGGCAAGGGTAACTAACTGCCTCGAGTTCGCCGTTTTTAATTATGCCAGTGAGAGGATCTTGAATAGCCTTTCGTTGTTCAGTAAGAATACATGTATCTTGATAAAGACGCTCGAAATGTTGACGAGCTACCATTTTAATGTTCGATAACATGTTATGTCTGTACCTTCCAATGAAGTCCATTTACTAATAAGAGAAGATAGATATGATAAGGTATTATCGCCGTCGAATTCTATTTCAGTGTCGCCTTCCTTTAGCCTTTTGATTGGTTGAAGGTCGGCTTCTTTAAGAATGATATCCTTATGGTGATCGATAAACCTTGCGGCCACTCTTTTATCGAGTAGCCCAGATAGTTCGGAAGGCAAATCTTCTAGATTAAGAATATTAAGAAGATATTGCCGTTCCGCATCATAGATGTACTGAAGAACATTGTCATACTCTGACGTCACGTTATAGTGTGTCGCCATGCGAATAAGTTCTTTGATGTTATCCATGATATTAACCTATATTATTTTTTAAATGTTGCTTTAACGACTTTAGATTCGTTAGTCAAACCGACAGCATAATGTGCAGATACTACGATATCAGTAGACAATGCTTTCGCATGACGTTCTGTTTCGAGGTTAGCTTCTGCTTTAGTGTAGATAGTAACAGCTGGAAGAGCTGGAGTACCATCTTCAACTTCTGGAGTCAAGCATACGATGAAGTTGTCGATGTTAGCTTTGGAATCGTCGATACGACGAGAAGGAACGACACGACAGCCAGCGATCATACCGATTTCGCCGTTCATCATTACGTCGTTACCGTATTTATCTTTAGCGATGAAGGAATCATCTTGACGAAGCACTGTTACTTGAGAAGGAGCGACAAAAAGGACTTTTTCAGTAGCAGTTTCTTCGTTTAATTTATCGATAGCTGCCACGATACCTTTATAAGAAATTTGTTTAGCATCGGTAGCTACCAAAGTAGTAGTACCCAATGCTACTAATACGTCGTTATCAATTTTATCGGCCATAGACAAGGATAATTGATAAGTAGCTTGGCCGACAGGATCGCCTAGACCAGAGTTAACTGCTTTATCTGTCAAAGTAATAGCTTTACCAGCTGTTTTAATTTGTACAGTTTTAGTAGAAGCGGACATAGTAGCAGTCGTTACTTCAGCGCCTTCTGCTACGTCTTCAGCCGCACCGATATAAGCCCATGCCGGGATAGTTACAGTGTCGCCAGGAACGCCTTTAAGTTCTTCGTTAACAGCTGCGAATTGTGTGAATTTCAATGCTTTAGGTAAGCCAGCAGATACCATATCTTGCATAACTTGAGGGTTAATAATATTTGTTAATTTCGTTTCGTTTGCCATTGTTAGATGGTCTCCTTGTAATTAATTAGTGAGATAATTCTTCGTACAAATCGGGATCGGATTCTTGTAATTTGACACGATCGAGATAAGATAATTTTTTGAATTGTTCTTTAGTTAAACCGTTATCAGTTTTAGGTGTAGCTTCCCCTGGTACGACACCTTTAATAGAATCTTGTTTAAATAAATAAGGATCAGATTCTTTTAAAGATTGAATTTGTTCTTGAATACCTGTGATAGTTTCGTTATCGTAAGTGATCTTAGAGCGATCTAATAAGCCTGTTAAGATGGATTGATTCATAGCGCCGGCTTGCAGTACTTCTTTAGCGATGGCTGTGTCGATTTTCATGTTCTTAATATTTTCGACGTAATCGGCTTCTCTTTTAGCTGCGGCGTCTTGAAGTTCTTTAATTTGAGATTGTAATGCTTCGTTCGCTTCGTTAGTTTTCGATAATGATGTAATATCGTTAGTTAGGTTTTCAATTTCTTTCTTAGCGCTCTTATACGCATCGTTCTTCTCGTTAAATTGAGATTTAGATACGTAGTTTTTACCATAATCTTCTATAATCGTTGCGCATTGTTCTTCGGAAAGGTTGAGTGCTAATAGTTGTTCTTTAGTCATTGAGGGAAACTCCTTAAATTAATACATTTCGTTTTATTATCGTGAGTCACATCTCACATTGAATTAATTAGTTGCTGTTTGTTCTTTATCGTCTTTAAACAGTAAAAAAAGACAATATAATAAGAGTGGCGCCGACTAGGTTAAGTAATCGGACTTCCACTCTTCATAAGTCATATCGGGTATGTACTTTGTCTTCTGATCTGGTCTGGATGCTCGTGAGTTAAGCGGTACGTTCGGTATCATCGTCGAACGACAATACGGATGAAATGGCGGTGCCGTTATACCGGGTTTATAATCGGATAACGGTACGACATGTTTATCGAGATGCCTACAAATAGATGATGTATGTGTATCAAGCGTCGCTAAGATCTGGTATTCTTTTACGTTTAACTCCTTAAAGGAATCGTGTAACGCTAATTCTTGAACGTAAGCCGTTTCTGTTTCGACTAATCGTCGTACATTAGAGATTTGTGTGTCGAATGTATGTGATATACGTTCTGTCGTACGCTCTGACGGTTCTTGTGCTATAAAGGAACGTGTTATCTCTTGACGTAGCTTTGTGATAAGTACGTCTTTTTGTTGCCATATACGATCGGAGAAATTTTGTTCGTTCCATGGTTGTTGTATAGTAGCTAATATCTGTTTCTTAGGTACTTGTCTAAAGGTTTGATACTTACCTAATAATGATTGTGTAGTATAGGCTGCTTTATAATAACTAGATTGGTATTGTTTAAGTAGGAAATCTGTTAAATGAGTATTAGTGTCGGCGGCCATCTCTTCGGCGAATTGTTGTGTCTGTATCCAGAGCGCTTCGATGCGTGAGAGACGTGAGCGTATGGATGCGTTCTCGAGGAGCTTAATCTGTTTTTCGGATAAGTTCTTCTGTTGTGCCAGTTTGATGTACTGTTTTAGCGTCAATTTAAATGCCTTAAGTTCTCGTGCCGTTAATTGTTTCTTGGCTTCTTGTAAGCTTATGCCGTTAGTATTAGCATATTTCTGGTAGAACGACTGTATTTGTGATAGTTGTTTTTCGAGCGCATATTCAGTAATCGATGATAGTTCGTTAAACTGTTCTTGTGCATCGAGGATACTTTGTTCTTTATCGCTTAGAAAACGATCTTCCCAGTACATGATTAGTTACCTTCGTATGTATAATCTTGGTTTAAGGTTTCTTGTCGTTCTTTTTTAATTTGTTCGAGTTCTTCGTCGACGTTTACCGTAAATGGATGATTAGCTACGAGAGTTCTTTCGGATAGGATACCGACAGAATCTTTAATAGCATTAATCGTATCTTGTTGGTTAACTGGTAAGTCTCTATTAAAGATAAAGTTAATAGAAGAGATAATCGGAAGACTGTTAAGGGAGCGGTAGGCATTAATAAAGTCCACTAAATGATGTAGCGACGCTTGGAATTCCGCTTCGAGATCGTTAGCGTCGAGGTCGATATCTGAGTACATCGAATTAATATTCATCTGATTCGGATTATTCGCCATACGGTCGTCTTTGGCATCGAAGCCTCGTCCATTCGTAATGATCGCACGTTCGAGTTCTTTAATAATCGTTGTGTAGTTTGTCGCATCGACGTTAACGTTAAGTGCTTCGACGTCGCCTTGTACTTCCGGTGTCGAGGAGATTTTAATGACGCCGTGTTTAGCTAAGTTATGTCGGAATTCTTCGAGGTTAGTGCCATCGTATCCTTTTAGTACTAAGATCGTATTATGTACATCTTGAGACATCACGTTAGCGAAGTTAGATATCATTTGATTAAGCGCATCTTGAAGTGTCTTAATACGATCGAGTAAGAATGTTTCGTCGGAGTTAGGCTTAAACCAGATTAACGGTACGGACGTCCAATTATAAGAGATATCGTTCTTATGGATATATGCCGTATTTAATTTAGATGTGTCGGGAGCTAGTTGACCGTTAGAGTAGATATAATAATGTACGCCTTCTGGTAGGTAATATTCGACGTGTGTTTCGGTCGTCGTAATAGAAGGGCTTTGGTATATTTCGACGTCGTAGAAATGAATAAAGGCATCGAGTTGTTTATGTGCTTCGTCGTGCCAGAAAGGAATTACGTTTTCTGGTTTAAATCGTTTAAAGGACAAGTTACCTTGTTCGTCGATAAACGGATGTAGGTAACCGATCGAACATTGATATACGTCCTTACCTAATTCCTTTAATAGATTCTGGAAGCTTGGATTAAAGTACTCGGTTACGTCGATATCGTCGTTAGTTTGTGTATCGATCTGTTGTGATAATAGATAATTTGTCTTTTGATCGACTAGATCGTCGAATAAGTTATTGATGATTTTATTATTAGGTATAATACCGGACGCATCTTGCATCGTATCTTTAGCCGTATATACGAGATGCTTAGGTTCTTGTTGATTGCCTAAATAATATTGTCGTGATAAAAGCATCTTGCGTCGTTTTTTGGAGTACAGGAATTTCTCGTATTCGGCTTGTACGAATTGTTGTTCCGAGATACCTGTATTGCGACGTATAATGTCGATCCATTGTTCGGTAGTATTCATTGGATATCCTTTAGTTAATCGAATGAGAATATAGGTGTTTGTGTATTAATCTTTTCGGCGACGCCTGTTAGTGCATCGGGAGCATCGTCGTGTAGATTTTTGCCTTCACGTTGATAAGAAGTGATAGCTTTATAAAACTCTGGGAATTTGTTGTGCCAGTTATACGGGAAGTATATATGTTCCATAACCCATGTAGCATTAGATAGTATTCGTGATTGTTTATTCTTTGATTGATGGAACGGTATGATTGTTGTGTAATTAGTATTATGTATATCTGTTAAATAATGAGATATTTGACGTGAGAATCCCCGGCCGCCGTTGTTTGATTCGATATACGCTTCATTAACTTTATAATCGAACAAATGTTTTGCAACTAAGGGCTCTGTTATCTCCATCGGTTCGTTTGTGTATATAACGTCGAGGATATACGCTTCCTTTTGTCTAATGCCATATATAATCGAACATAGATAGTCAGAACCAGTGTCAGCTGTATCGGTATATGACTGTATCTTCTCAAATTGCGGAGGATCGTCATAAGTTTTTAAGGATGAGTAAAGTTGACCTTTAAGGTCGATCGGTTCTTGTTGATAGTTAGCATAGAATATATCGGGCGATATTAATTTCTTTTTCTCTTCGTATGATTCTCTAGAGAGTACTTCGTCACATAACATCGTTCCGTCGTCTTGAAGTGCTTTAAGTGATACGACTTCGGCATCGTCTTTAAAGTGATTAATAATACGACCAGCCAGGTCGTCGGAAGCCCAGCGTGTCATAATGATAATGATCTTACCGCCCTCTTCTAAACGAGAGAGCATCGTATTCGTGAACCATTCGAAGTGAGCCTGTTTCGTAAGTTGATTATTTGCTTCGAGAGCATTCTTAATAACGTCGTCTATGATCATTAAGGTACATCCGAAACCAGTTGCCGTACCCGAAGGAGATGTTGCAAGATAAGATGAATAATGTCCTTCAAGAGACCACATATTCATAGCTGCATCACCTTGTTTAATCTTTGTATTAGGGAATACGTCGGAATAAACTGGTGTAAATGGATCGGCCTTATTCGTTTGAATAGCATTTCTGACTGACTTAGCAAATTGTGTCGATAAGGTTTCGTTATAAGATCCTGTCATAATCTTTTGTGTCGGATCTTTACCGAGATACCATTCTGTGAACATAATAGCTGTTCTAGACTTACCAGTACGAGGTGGCATAGATACTATTAATACTTTCTTAGTAGATTGTGATACGA